GATGGTGTTAATGTTTTCAGAGAAGATTTAGATGAAAGAGGACAGTTACTTTTTGGAAGACTACTTAGGTTGAACACCAAAAGAGTACAACAGGTTTTAGACTTAGAGGAAACCGAGGCATCTATAGAAGCTTTTTCACGAAGGATACGCAGAAATATTGCTGGTCTGCCTGAAGTTGATGAAGAGAATCCGCCAGTACCAACACCTGAGCCTGACTCAGACGAGGTGACTGGAGATGAAACCTAGTAATATTGAGTGAGCAACAAGACAAAAGTAAGTTTGTTAAACACAAACTACCCTGTCCTAAATGTGGCGGGTCTGACCCTGTATCTTTAAATGCAGATAATTCAGCTTATTGTTTTAGTTGCTCTTCTTTTTTTAAAAATTATTATGATGTGACGGAGGGTGAGGTCATGCAAGTCAATGAACCTACAAACACATTTTTAAATTCATATACCGGTTCGTATACTGCCTTGACGGACAGAGGTATAACAGAAAAGACTGCTAAGAAATTTGGAGTTCGTGCAGTCAAAGATACGCAAGGCAATATTACACAACATATCTATCCATTTTTTAATGGCCACGAAGTGGTAGGCACAAAAACTAGATATACAGCAAATAAAAACTTCACCATGAATGGTACTTACGAGGGCACAGGTTTGTTTGGAGAGCAACTGTATCGTAATACCGGTGGTAAATATTTAACTATTACTGAGGGTGAATGCGATGCCATGGCTGTCGATGAACTATTCCAAGGTAAATGGGCGGTGGTTAGTTTAAAACGTGGTGCTGCAGGTGCATTAAAAGATATACGAGAAAGTATAGAGTTTGTAGAAAGTTTTGAAACTGTTGTTTTATGTTTTGATAATGACAAAGCAGGACAGGCAGCAGCCCGTAAAGTAGCACGAATTTTAAAACCTAATAAGTCTAGGATTATGAGTTTTCCTAATGGGTACAAAGATGCTAACGACATGCTTAAACAAAAAGATTTTAAGGGTTTTACACAGGCATGGTGGGAAGCTAAAAGTTACACTCCATCTGGGATTATGGAGTTATCAAGTCAAAAACAAGATTGGTTAGTTAGAGAAGAAAAACAAAGTATTGCCTATCCTTGGGAGGGACTTAATAGAAAACTATATGGGTTGCGACAAGGCGAGTTACTGACATTAACTGGTGGCACAGGCTTAGGTAAGTCTAGTGTTACGAGAGAACTGGAACACTGGCTAATCAAACAAACAAAAGATAATGTCGGCATCATAGCTTTAGAAGAAAACTGGTTGCGGACTGCAGATGGTTTAATTTCTATTGAGGCTAATGACAGATTGTATTTAAATGAAAAACGTAAAGATTATACACAAGAAGATTTGGAAGGTTTATTTGATAAGGTTATACAAAAAGACAGGGTTTTTATTCACTCACATTTAGGAGCAACAGATATAGATGAAATTTTTGCAAAGCTTAGATACATGATAGTAGGTTGCGAATGTAAGTGGATAGTGGTAGACCATCTTCATATGCTTGTAAATGTTTTAACTGAAGGAGATGAAAGAAGAGGTATTGATACTTTGATGAATAGGTTGCGTTCTTTGGTTGAAGAGACTAACGTTGGTATGATTTTAGTTTCACATTTAAGACGAGCCACCGGAGACCGAGGCCATGAAAAAGGTATTGCAGTTTCTTTGAGCCATCTTAAAGGTTCACAAGGTATAGCTCAACTTTCAGATTGTGTTATTGCTTTAGAAAGAAATCAACAAGCGACTGACCCTGAAGAAGCAAATACCACTAAAGTAAGAGTATTAAAATCACGCTACACTGGCGATACAGGATTGGCCTGTTCGCTACAATATAATCCCGAAACCGGTAGGCTCATAGAGATAACCGAGGAGGAAACATTTGACGATGACTTTGAAGAGTCTATCGGCTTCTAAAGAATTAATTTTTGATATTGAGGCAGATGGCTTAACCCCTAATAAAATTTGGTGCATTGTTACCAAAGATATACACACCAAAGCAGTAAATAGTTTTGGCCCTGATGAGTTGCAGGAAGGTATAAAACATTTACAAAGTGCTAATACTTTGATTGGTCATAATATATTAGGGTATGACCTCCCCGCACTAGAAAAATTACATAACTTTACTTATAAGGGTAAAATTATAGATACTCTTGTCCTATCAAGATTATTCCAACCTGTGCGTGAGAATGGCCATAGTTTAAAAACTTGGGGTTATCGTGTTAATTATCACAAAGCAGAACAACCTGACGACTTCGATTCTTATAATCCAGAAATGCTAAAGTATTGTCAACAAGATGTTATGTTAAATGAGATAGTTTTCCAACACCTAGATAAAGAAAGTCGTAATTTCTCTTCTGAGAGTATGGCTCTCGAACATCAAGTAGCAAAAGTTATGGTTGAGCAAGAGAAGACTGGGTTTTTATTTAATGTAGAAAAAGCCTCAATGCTTTTAGCTGAACTTAAAACTCGTATGACCGAAGTAGAGGATGAGGTCCAAAAAACTTTTAAACCTAAATGGGTTGAGGATAAATTAGTCACACCTTATGTTAAAAAAGATGGTCAGCTTTCTGTGCGTGGCTTGACCAAAGAAGAGTATGAGAAGCTGCTTAAATCTGGTAATTATGAGCCCTTCATGCGAAAAAAATTAGTAGAGTTTAACTTAGGTTCTCGTAAGCAAATTGGAGAATACTTAGAAGACTTTGGTTGGAAACCAGAGAAGTTTACACCTACCGGTCAACCTATTGTCGATGAAGGCACATTAAAAAAAATAAATCATATCCATGAAGCTAGATTAATCGCAGAGTTTTTACTTTTACAAAAGAGGATAGCACAAATCTCATCATGGATAGATGAGTTACAAGGAGAGAGAGTGCATGGTCGTGTCATACCAAATGGTACTATTACGGGGCGAATGACTCATAGAAGTCCAAACATGGCACAAGTTCCTAGTATTCACACCCCTTATGGTCAAGAGTGTCGTGCTTGTTGGATTGTGCCTGAAGGTTACAAGTTACTAGGTATTGATGCTAGTGGCTTAGAGTTACGGGTGCTAGCTCATTACATGCAAGATGATGACTACATAGACGAAGTTATCAACGGAGATATACATACAACAAATCAAAATCTTGCAGGATTACAGACAAGAGATAATGCTAAAACTTTTATCTATGCTCTTATTTACGGGGCTGGTGATGCAAAAATAGGAAAAATTATTAATAGTAATAAGGTTGCTGGAGAGAGACTTAAAAATAGATTTCTAAAAAACTTACCTGCCCTTGAGATATTAACAAATAGAGTACGTCAAGCAGCACAAAGAGGTTTTTTAAAAGGTTTAGATGGTAGAAAGATATTTGTTAGAAACGGATACGCAGCTTTAAATACATTGTTGCAAGGTGGCGGGGCTATTGTTATGAAAAAAGCTATGTGCCTACTACATCAAAAAATTAAAACACAAAAATTAGAGGCACAGTTTGTAGCAAATATACATGATGAATGGCAGATACAAGTGAAAGAAGATATAGCTGAACTTGTAGGAGAGATGGGAGTAGAATCTATTGAGGAGGCAGGTCAATATTATAAGATGCGTTGCCCCTTAACAGGTGAATATAAGATAGGAGAAAACTGGAGTGAAACCCACTAAGAAAGACCAAAAAAAATTTGATTTAGATTTACAGTATGGCCAGATACGGGAAGATGCCATCGCTGAAATGCTTACTGGTAAGAAGATTGAGGTCAAATCAGAACGAGGAATGTGGATGCAAACTGGTAATATTTGTATTGAGTATGAGAGTTACGGGAAACCTTCAGGTATAGAAGCTACGGAGGCAGACTACTGGTTTCATAATCTTTGTATTAAAGATAAAATATTTTGTACTCTTATTTTCCGTGTCCAAGATTTAAAAAAACTAGTAAAAAAATTAGATAATATAAAGACAGTAAGTGGTGGCGACCACAATGCTAGTAGAATGTATTTAGTTAATATTCAAAAACTTTTTACAACAGATGTCTTTAAAACTTTTGAGGAACTAAAAAATGACTAACAATATAACAAAAAGTATTTACAAAACTAAATTAGACCAGTATAATAAATTTACGTCTGAATCAGGCCATTGGTATTCACAAGATGGCGAACCTATGTATACTCTCATAGGTGCAAACGGAAAAGAAAGAAATACAACTCTAAGAGATGCAAAATCATTAGGTCTTGTTCCTTCTGTTACTACTATTCTAGGTATGGTTGCAAAACCTGCTTTAGAGAATTGGAAAATAACTCAAGCTATCAAGTCTGCTGTGGCTATTAATAAAAGCCAAGAGGAGTCGATGGATTCTTTTGTTTACAGGTGTAAGGCTGAAGCTAATCAAGTAGGTGCAAAAGCAGCAAAAGAAGGTACTCGTATTCATGCTTTAATTGAAAGTGGATTTAGAGGCGAAGGTTCAAATAAAACTTATGAAAGAGTTTTACAGTATTTAAACGAAGAGTTTCCAAATGAAACTTGGTTAGCTGAAGAATCTTTTTGTGCACCTCAAGGGTATGGCGGTAAAATAGATTTATACTCTAAGTCGGGCATATTTGTTGACTTTAAAACTAAAGATAATCTTAAGAACAAAGAAGCTGCTCAATTAGTCTATGATGAACATGGAATGCAACTCTCAGCTTATGCTCAAGGTTGTCGTTTTAATAAACCCACTAGGGTTTCAATTTTTGTAGACAGAGCCGACACAGAATTAGTTTTAGGCTATGTCTGGGATAAAAGTTCTCATAAGAAACATAAAGAAATGTTTAATAGTATTTTAAAGTATTGGCAATTAGTTAAAAATTATGACTGGCAAGAATATAAAGTATAAGTTTAACGAAGATAAGATATTAAAAGAAATACAAGAGTACATAGACTTTACTTATAAGCAACATTACTCAAATAATAAATATCAAGCGACAGATATAATTATTGATGCTGGACATGGTGAGAGTTTTTGTCTTGGTAATATAGTTAAGTATGCTCTTAGATGTGGTAAAAAAGACGAAAAGTTAAAAGAGTTATTAAAGATAATTCATTATGGGATTATCGCAATATATATAGAGAAAAATAATGGTTGATAAAATAGGCGAGACTGAATACTTAGGCATAATAATAGATTACAATAGAGATAAAGACTTAGATAAATTTAGTTTAAATACTTTAGAGGATAGATACTTTTGGAAGGAGGAAACACATGCTCAAGAAGCTTTTGCGAGAGCTAGTATATATGGTGCAACTTATAAGGGCACTACTGACTTTGCCTTGGCTCAAAGATTATACGATTATGTTTCTAAGTTTTGGTTTATGTTTTCTACTCCTATACTTTCTAATGGTGGAACTACTCGGGGTCTTCCTATCAGTTGTTTTTTAAACTACGTTGGCGACTCAATAGACGAACTTACAGACCATTTCAAAGAAAATGCTAGACTAGCAAGTTCCGGTGGCGGTATTGGTGGTCATTGGGGCGACATTAGAAGTGATGGTACTTCAACTAGTAGTGGTAGTAAATCAACCGGTTCTATCCCTTTTATGAAAGTTGTTGACTCAGAGATGTTAGCTTTCAATCAAGGCACAACAAGAAGAGGAAGTTATGCTGCTTATACCGATATAAGTCATCCTGAAGTAGAAGAGTTCATGGTGATGAGAAAAGAAAGCGGAGGTGATTTAAATAGAAAGTGTTTAAATTTACATCATGGTGTTAATGTTACAAATGCTTTTCTTAAAGCGGTTGAACAAGATGAAAACTGGCGATTGATAGACCCTAAAAGTAAAAAAGCAGTTAAGGTTGTACCGGCTCGAGATTTGTGGCACAAACTATTAGATATTAGAGCAGAAACAGGTGAGCCTTATATTATTAACATAGATAATTGCAATAATGCTTTACCACAAAGTCAAAAAGATTTAGGTTTAGAAATAAAACAAAGTAACTTATGTTCGGAAATAACATTACCAACCAATGAAGAACGTACAGCAGTCTGTTGTTTATCGAGTGTTAATTTAGAGTGCTTTGATGAATGGTCACAAGACAATCAGTTTATTGCTGACCTAGTTAGAATGCTTGATAATATTTTGGAGCACTTTATAGATAATGCTATTGATGTAACTAATTTAGGTGGCTACAATTCAAACTATGAAAGATTTAAGAAACATATTAGAAAAGGTAAGGAAGGATTTACAAAAGCAGCTTACTCAGCTTATAGAGAAAGGTCTATTGGTTTGGGAGCAATGGGTTTCCATTCTTACTTACAATCTAAAAACATTCCGTTTGAAGGGATTTTTGCAACGGGATTTAATCACAAAGCATTTAGTCACATCAAAACTCTCGCTGTGGAAGCATCTCAAACTTTGTGTGAAGAGAGGGGGGAAGCTCCTGACATCGTTGGTACAGGCCGGAGGAATGCTCACCTTCTTGCTATTGCTCCTAATGCTAGTAGCAGTATTATATGTCGGGGAACTAGCCCGAGCATCGAACCAATCAGGGCAAATGTTTACACCCACAAAACACTCTCGGGCAGTTACAAAGTCAAAAACAAAAACTTAGATAAACTTATACAAAAAAAAGTATCTAGTAAGACTAAACAAAACAAACTTTGGCAAGAAATTAGTGATAATAGAGGCTCTATCCAAAACATTAAAATTTTTACGGATGAAGAAAAAGAGGTCTATAAAACTGCTAATGAAATTAATCAAGTGTGGGTTATTGAACATGCTTATAAAAGACAAGATTTTATTTGTCAAAGTCAGAGTGTAAATTTATTTTTTGTTTTACCTGAGTCCTCGTTAGCACAAGAAGGCCATGATGAGTATTTACAATATGTCAGTGATGTACATTGGTATGGAGCTAATAAATTAAAATCTTTATATTATTTTAGGTCTGATGCAGCAAAAGCTGCGGAGAATGTTAATATTAAAGTGCCAAGAATTAAATTAGACGAAGTAGAATGTATAGCATGTGAGGGTTAATGGCCGAGCCAAACTGGGATGATATAAGTAAATGGGAAGACGATAACGAAGCTCTTGTCATGTGGGTTGTTACGACCAACTGTATTCGAGAAAGAATGCAAGAGACTAATCAAGAGCTTGATGTAAAAGATTCATTAGTTTATGAATTTTGTTATCACTCTCGCAGAGGTTGGGAGATGGAGGAAATAAAAAATATGTTTAAGGATTTTGTTATTGAAACATTAAAGGAGGAATTAATACGAAATGGTAAACTTTAGAGAAAGACGAATTAAAGCACTAGAAGATTTTTATATCGGAAAGATAAATATGCATGTGATGAATGCCGAAACTTACTTTAGTAATAGTGTAGGTGTAGGTGAACATACTGATATTCAAGAAAGCATAGATAAAGAAATAGGTTATATTGCAGAATATAACGATAAATTAGAAATACTAAAACAATACTTTGGAGAAAAATAATGAGCTTATTAAGTACACGGGAACACTACAAACCTTTTGATTATAGTTGGATGTTTGACTACTATGACTTACAAAATAGAATGCACTGGCATCCAATGTCTGTCCCTTTACATACTGATGTCAAAGACTGGAATCAAAGATTAACAGATTCAGAAAAAAATTTATTAACACAGATATTTAGATTATTTACACAGTCAGATGTTGATGTAGCCGCAGGTTATGTTGATAGATACTTACCTTTATTTAAATTACCAGAAGCAAGAATGATGATGTTGTCATTCGGTAATATGGAAGCTATTCATCAACACTCTTATAGTTTATTACTAGACACTGTAGGTATGCCTGAAATAGAATACAAAGCTTTTGCCGAGTATGAAGAGATGGCAGATAAACATGATTATGTTTTAGATTTTAAAACTGCACGAAGCAATAAATATTCAATAGCTAAAGCCTTAGCAGTGTATTCTGCATTTACTGAAGGCTTACAATTATTTAGTAGTTTTGCTATTTTGATGAACTTTCAAAGATTTGGCAAAATGAAAGGCATGTGTCAGATTGTTGCTTACTCTATCAGGGATGAGAGTTTACATGTTGAAGCTATGACAAAACTATTTAGAGAATTTATAAAAGAAAATATAGAGATTTGGACAGATGACTTTAAAAAGGAAATCTATCAAATATGTCGGGAGATGGTAAAGTTAGAAGAAAAGTTTTTAGACTTAGTATTTGAGCTTGGAGATATAGAGGGCTTAACGAAAGAGGAAATGTATGCTTACAATAAATACATTGCCGATAGACGTTTGTTGCAGTTAGGATTAAAACCTAATTACAATCAAAAAGATAACCCTCTAACTTGGCTAGATGATGTTTTAGGAGTAGAACATCAGAACTTTTTTGAAGGAAGAGCTACCTCGTATCAAAAAGCAGGTCTCAGAGGTGATTATGGTAAATTAACCTTTGCAGGATTTAATAATGACAATGAAACGAGAAGAAGCTCAGATATTAGCTTATAGATTGTTATATGATAGAAGTGGTAAATTAATTACTGAACGTATTAAAACAGATATTAAAGACCTCAAACCTTATTTTAAAAAACAAGATTACGAAGTTTTAAAAGTAATTTTAAGGGAAGCAGGACAAAAAATGGATGAAATACACAATCATATAGAAGGATGTCTTAACGCTAGAGTTTCCACAAATCATTAACCAGTTTTCTAAAAAATGACCTCACAGAATGCTCTGTAGTAAACGATTTAATATAAAGTAAGGGTATAAGTCCAAAAATATATAAAATTCGTTAGAGAGCATCTGAGGGGCTCTCACAGGGTTTACCCTAAATAGTGTAGATTTTTACTGGTTTTTCTTTACCTTTTACTAAAATAGAGTCTAATTCTATGGCTTTACCTTTGTATTTATTAATAGTTGCCTCTCCAATAACTAAATTTTTACCCACAGTTTTACATGAAGATTCTAAACGAGCTGCTAAGTTACAAGCATCACCCAAAACACTATATTCAAAACGGGAATCGCTTCCCATATTTCCTGCAACAACTTCTCCTGAATTTATTCCTATACCAATTTCAATATCTAACTCTGCTTCTTGCATTGCGTGTCGTATTTGAAGTGCTGTCTGAATAGCTTTTTCTTCATGGTGCTCTACATCTACTGGAGCATTCCACACAGCCATCATAGCATCGCCAATATATTTATCTACCATCCCATCATTATCTTTTACTGCATTGGCCTGAATAGTCAAAGCTTTATTCATAATCTCAATAACTTCTTCAGGCTTTAGTTTTTCTGATAAACTTGTAAAGCCTCTAACATCTGTAAACATAATAGTACAGTTTCTACGTTCACCACCAAGTTTTAAAAGTTCAGGATTATCTTGCAATCGTTTTACTTGTCTAGGGTCAAGATAATGTTCAAACTGTTTCTTTATTTGCTGTCGTAACTTATATTGTTGTCTAAATCTTAAATAAAATTGCTGGAGGGATAAAAGTGTCATACTTATCAAACTCCACGTTACATCTATCAAATAACCAAGTGAAATAAAATAATATCCTAAATAAGCCATAGAGCTAAATAAACCTCCAACTAATACACCAGATAGGGTCATACCAAAATAATTGATTACAAGAGCAGTGACGAGACCAGAGACAGATAATAAAAGTAATTCGGCAAATAATCTATAGTCAGGTATTTGTGGTGTCTCTAATAAAATAGATTCTGCTAAAGCTGCTTGAATTTTATGAGGTTCTAATAGACCTACTGGAGTTGCTACTTGATTAGAAATGCCTTTTGCAGTAAACCCAACAAAAACAAACTTATTTGTAACATCTAAATTATCTAAAGTAGTTTGTGGTGTATCAACCCAACTAATCCACTTACGGCCATAACTGTCAGTAGGTATAGGGTCTAACCCTCTAACTCTTATCATCTCTATACCATTCTCATTAGTAATTATTTGATAAGTATTACCACCACCTAGTATTTTTAAAACCTCAGTGCCGAAAGATGCAACCCAACCATTGGGGGTTTGTTGTATTAAAGGTATTTGTCTCACAAGGTTGTCTACATCAACAGGTGCAGAAACAGCTCCTTGACTAGAATTGTTTTTTAGTATCTCGATATTTTGTAAAAACCCTTGAGCTTGGGGTAAATTTATATCAGGGCCTTTAATTACTGTACCATGAGTTTTTGGATAACTACTGTTTGCTACTTCTGGCATAGCAATAACACTAGGAGAATAAGACAGAGCTTCGGCAAATTTAATATCACCTCCCAATCTATCAGGATGTGGAAATAACATAACCCAACCTACACCCAAAGCACCCTCTTGCAGTAGCTTTATATGTATATCAGCAAGGGTTTGCCTAGGTAATGGATAACCCCCTTGACTATCAATATAATCTTCTGTTATATTAAGTATTGTAAAATACCCTGTAGGGTTTGGTATATCTACCAACTGGTCAAAAGTTTTAAGTCTTAAAGTTTCTAATATAGGAGAGTTAAAAATTAAAGGTAAGGTAAGTACAAAAAGTAAAAAACTAGCCCACTTCATCCGGAAGATTGCTTGATAGTAATGGAAGAGTTACCGCCACCATTAAGAGTAAGAGTAATTGCTTTGCCATCTTGTATAATTAAAACTGTGTAACTATTACCAGTATCTAAGTCTAATCTAACTGTATCTTGTACTTGTCGATAAAAAGTTAAGACTGAATCTGTAATAAAAGTATTGACTTGCGTAGTCGCATCAAATCCAAAGGATGTACCTCTGACATCTATATCGCCTCCTGAGAGTTGATTTTGTTCAAGCTCATCGGCTTCTTCAATAATATCTAATAAGTCTTCTAAGAAATTAACATCTAAATAATTAATGTCAAGTTCACTGAATTGTAATTCATCTTGAGCTAAATAATCTGTTTCTAATTCATCAAACTCTAAATAATCTATATCTAAGATATTAGTTGAGCCCTCTGCCTGTTCGCCCTCACTGACAAAATTAGGGTCTTCTTTTGGTGGACTAACGATTAACATATTATCAATAATATCTAAGGTTAAATCTAATATGATAGGAGAAGAAGGAGCAGATTGAAAAAACTCAACAGTTGTCGCTTCATAAGGTTTATTTAAAACAACTTGTCCAGCAGCAGTTGAAACTACAATCTCTCCTGAAGATAAACCATCTGCTTTTGGTAATAAAATTATTAAAGACCGACCTAGTTCATCAACAGTCACAGTAAAGTCTGTGCCTCTAATACCTATTGTTGCACTAGGAGTTTGAATAGAAATGTTTTCTTTGTTTATAGAAGCTAGTTTGCCCGTTATGAATCGAGCTGTGCCACTAGCAAACTTAAGAGCCATCTTAGACTTAGATGGGTCAGGGTCATAGATAAATTCATCTATAACTAATTGTGAATGTTCAGTTAGACGAACTTGAGAGTCATCTAAAAAAGTTATACCGATTCTACCATTAGAAGTTTCGACATTATCAAAACTATTAATAGTAAAGGCGAGAGCAGCAGTAAAGGGGTCTTGCTCCCTTACTACTCTCCCTAATCCTTTAAGTTCTGTTATGCTTCCTATACTAGCAACTTGTACTTGTTCCGCCATCATTTTGAATGATGCAGACAGTACCACTATCGCCAGAAGAAATAATCTTGAGCCAATCACTTGCTAAGGTTGATGCTTGAGTTATATTAAAGTTGCGGCCATTGCCAGTTTGGTCTAAGTAAAAATAACCATTTGCGTAACCACTGCCATCGTATGTTATATTGTTAGCATCGCCATCAACATCTACATAAGATGTAGCCCCATCTATATCTATATCAAAATCAAATATATTACCATCACCATTAACTATCCAGTCTAAATCAAGACTTTCAGCTAAAGAGTTGGTTGCCACATTCAGAGTGAAATCATTACCTGTACCTGTAACATCTACAAAGTAGTCACCATTATCGGCACTAAATGTATTTGTTGGGTCAACTTGAATATTAAATTCATTAGAATCACCATCAAATTCAAAAAATCCATTGAGTGAATCTAAGACTATATCACCTAAAAATTTGTTAGAATCTCCAAGTTGGTTTATGTCAAGTGTCATAGAGCTGCCAATCAAATTTAACGCACTCATTTGACCTGACACAGCATCAAGACCACCAATAATGTTAGAGCTACCTAGTTGTTCAACATCTAAGTTTAATGTAGCACCAACCTGATTGATGTATATTTCATTATCGGCTTTTATTAAAAAAGCTAACAAACCTAATAATAAAAATAATTTATTCATATTTCCAATATCCCCTATCTATTCCGAGTTTTACTATTTCTAGTACACTAGTCTCAATGGCCTTTTGCAAAGCTATTGAAACACTTTCGTTTTGTGCCACTCCTAACTCTATTTCAATTAGTTCAGTTCCCATTTCAATAAATTTAAATACATCTTGAGACAAACCAACTGATAAAATAGTTTTAGAAGTTAGCACTTCCATTAACACTTCACCAGTGCTTACAGAAATTAAACGTAAAGAAACAGTAACTGTATCCTCACGATATTGACGACTAGCACCCACACCTAAGTATCGAGCACCATTACCGCCAGTCTTCAAATTAGTGTCATATGCAACAACACCGCCTTGAACTAATAAACCGGCAAATGTTAAAGGACTAAGCTTTGTATCATCTTCAAAGTCCTGCCGGGTTGTTCTTATAATTTGTCGTTCTTTTGTTAAGTTTTCTAAACCTACACGTTCAACTACTTTAAAAAACTCACCATTTGCTGCATGTTTAAATGCTCTAATTAAAAAAGCATCTGGTGCTTGTGTAATAGCTGAACTAAATAAAGCAAAAGAACTATTACTTTTTCTTTGTCCGGTTAAATCCTGAAAACTATTTGGATAAATAGCAATAATAGGTTTTATATATGCCGGAGGTAAATTTTTTAATTCTTCAGATTGTAATTCCAACAGAGAACTTTCTCTCGTTTGAGAGTAAATAGTGCTCCATTCCTCATCTAATAAAGTGCTGTGTCTTAAATTAGCACAGCTACCAAGAAAAAGAACCGATAGGCACAGTAATTTCCGTAACATTCCCCTCTGCATCTGTAATTTTTAATGTAATCATTGTGCCATCCGCACTGACACTATACTCTATTGTGTTACCCATTAGCTCTAAAATACCTGATGTGCTTGGGTTCTCTCCAAATAAAGCATCAACAAGCTGTCGTGATAACTGTGCATAAATTCTTGACTCTAAATTTCTAATAAATCTTGCTAGAGTTGTATTGTCTGCTTCTCTTTCAAGTTGCTCTTGATAAGCTTTGATTTCTGCTTTTATCGCTTCTTTTCTATTAAACTCTTGATTTTCAATAGTAAGGTAATGAGCAGAAGTCCCAATACCACTAAAGGAAGGCGACTTAAATTTATGTGTAATTTCATCAGCCCATAAAGAACCATTCACACCTAGTAGTGCTAATATAAATATTGTTATTAAAATTTTCATTTCTATAAACTCCTTAATCTTTTCGTTGGTCTTTTTTTCCATCTGCTCTTGCTAATCTATCTACGTCTACAGGCACTCCCATAGCGGTCCGGCACATTGTATCTATTCTTATAATATCGTTATCTATTTGTCTTATCCTATCTATTAAAGCTACTATCATACTATGTTGAGTATCTAGTTTTTTGTGTATGTCAGCTATCAAAGCATTAAATAGTTTATACACCATCCAACCAGCAGCAACTGCAAAAGCTGCAGGGATACCTACAGTTTCTAATATGTCCATCCATTGACTTGAGTTCATTATCTACCTTTAACTAAACTCCCACCAAAGTACATGCCTATAATGGCTGAGACTAAATTAGTATCTAACTGAGTAATTACTAAACCCTCAAAAGTTACCCATTTAAATATTTCGACATCTTTAGTAAAAAAGAAAAACCCCGGTTTAAATTGAGTATAGCCAACAGTGACTAATACATCAGGATAAAATACTGCTACTAATTTAGGGAAAATAACAATAGCAAAAACAGAACTTAAAGCAATAATTCGTCTAGTCCAAGCAAAGCCTTTATCTTTTAATCCATGGTCTCTTGCTTGTTTAGTAGCTTTTAAACCAAACTCACCTCTAGTAATCAAAAGCCTTTCATTTTCAGCTTTAGCTTTTCGACTTTCAGACCAAACACTCATTACTCCACCTAAAATAGTAGAGGCTAACATAGTGATTATTTCAAATGGAAAACCCATTATTCAATTTCTCCTAACATAAACTCTTCCATTTCAGCTTCATAGACAGGTCTATATTCTTCTATCGTATACCAAGGTAAACCAAGATTTGTTCTTACCTTACAATTAACATACCAAGCTTGTTCTAGTTGTTCTTCTGTATATAAGAGCATTAATCAAAAAATTGTACGTTTTCTAAATCTTTTAAATATTTTTCAGGTTTTCCTTCCCCTGATTTATTCCAATTATTTTTCCAATAAATTGCTCTACTTTCTCTTGTTTCTGGAATAGGCTCAGGAAAACTTAATAATATAGCTCTAGATGCAGCCGCACCAATATCAGGCCTATTTAAATCATTAAAAGAAACTTTTGTTAAATCAATATTTTTATTAAGTTTTAAATACTTATTATATTCTCTAATGCTTTTTCCTACATCAGACTCAGGGTTTAATCTTCTTTGTAGTTCTTGAAAAGCTATATCATCTATTTGAAAAACACTTTTTGTTTGTTCTCTAAAAGTATTTTTATCTGTACCAAATTTAGACTCAACGTAAGCTATTTCTTTTAAAAATTTTCTTACATTTTTATCTTGAACTATATTATTTATAGCATTAGTTATTACCTCTTCACCAACAACTTCTTTACCTTCAGCAAAGCCTAGCCTGTCCATCTGTTCATTAATATTTTCTCTCTCTATAGAAGATTTTACAATATCTGATTGAGCTGCATAAGGTAATCCGGTATAGGGG